GTTACAAATAAAATGAGGAGAACACCATAAATCCTCAAGTGTAAAGCAAATAAAACACTTAAACCTGATGGGTGCACGGTCAATGACACCACCTCCTAATGAGGCCGCTGCACCTAACCCCCGTTCAGAATAAATTCCAAACGGGGGAAGTATCCAAATACAACTAGAGATACTAAGCTCTAGAGGTTTAACCAATCCGACTAAACGAGGGGTTTTAAGCCAACATAGACAGCAATGCTTTCTCAGCAAGCGGAACGACAAACGGCGCCGCCTTCTTGGCTGCATAAGCCAATCCCTCATACATCAAAGACCAAGTACTGGCCTCCGGTTTTGAGGTCTTACGCTGCTGTATCCCATTCGCAGCCTCCAACACCATACCAGCACCCTGGTTGTCACTATCTGTGGGCGTATAAGAAGCTGAGGCCAAATTCCCCACGTACTCCGCGTGGACCACATACTCAACGTGGAAATCTTGACCAGCCTGTCCTGTAACGACAATTATCATTGTAGGAATACCCAACTCGTACGTCACGCCTGAAGGGTTCGTGAATGTGAGAGAACCGACTCCCGCAATAGTGGTAGACAATTCCGCCTGACCATCAGAGTACGGGTAAATCAACCCAGTACGAGTGGCCAAGTTAGACGTGCCAGCAGCACCATCAAAATTCATTTCTCTGGAATTACTAGCGAAGTCGGTCACGGAACACCGATCACGAGTGAAATTACACACAGTCGTCAACGGGTTTGACGATAAGGAAGCAATTGTCATCGCATTAACCGAGCCTGAGACCAAACTAACATTCTTATGAGATGGATCCCTGTAAAGGTATGCCATACCAGACTGATTCAACGCGGTACCAGTATACTGAATAGAGATCCCCGCTGATGCCACCCTACAAGTGACATTCTCTGCTTCCTCAGAGGACCTGTTGGCCAGATCATCTGTCGTATACGGAAGATTCGCGACGTTAACCGTACTAACACCAGTGGCTAACGCAAGACCAGTATTGTTCAAAATGGTCACAGTACTGCCTGTAAACGTTGCACCAGAAAGCACAACCTGAGCTGCATCACGCCCGCCACTCGGAGTGACACACACAAAAGCAAACCCCTGTGTGCCTATTTTGCTGTCAACCCTCACGAATCCAGTAACCTTGTGCGACGCTGTGGCCTGACCAGAAGGCACGCAAACTCCAGTGGACAGAGGAGAGAAAGGGTCACTAATAGCAAAAGCATACTTAGCACAACACTTACTCAACTTAACTGACGAACCAGAAGGAGCAGGCAACGTCCGAGCAATAACCGCAGGCCTGGTTTTCTTGACGACGTTAGACATCATACTAGAGACCAATGCCCGCATTCCTTCGTCAGATGACCTCCCAGATGCACGAACC